GCGGCACCTGCAGCACCCAAGCCTAAACCTGAACCCAAGCCCCCAATAAAAACGGCCAAAGAGATTGCTACAGAAAAAGGCGAACCGTGGGTTGATGTACTGAGCATGGATGTGGATCCAGAAAATCTACATCAAGGTGCGTTTGATTTGGATTGGAATGATAAGTTTGTGGCCAATTTGATTCGTGCCGGTTATCAAATGAAGCCTGACGACAAAGATTCGGACATAGTGGATCGTTGGTTCCAGGCAGTGTGCCGCAATGTAGTTTTAGAAACCTGGGAACAAGAACAAGCAATGAACCCCAACAGAATTATACGCAGTAAAGATATCGGCGACGGAAGATCCGAGGTAAGTTAATGATTTTTAATCACATCAAAGAACTAAAAGCACAAGGTAAAAAGATTGGCATCACATTCTCAACCTTTGACATGTTGCATGCTGGCCATGTTGCTATGTTGTCAGAGGCAAGGAATTATTGCGATTACTTGATTTGCGGGTTACAAACTGACCCTACTATTGATAGACCTGATACCAAGAACAAACCTATTCAAAGTATTGTAGAACGACAGATTCAACTTGCGGCTTGTCGTTATGTTGATGAAGTTGTTGTGTATCAAACCGAGCAAGACTTGATTGACTTGTTGTTGATTCTACCATTGGATGTTCGAATTTTGGGTACTGAGTATGAGGACAAGAACTTTACCGGTCGCAACGAAGGTGCCGGTCGCGGTATACAGGTGATATTTAATAGACGTGATCATAGTTTTAGTTCCAGTAGTTTGCGCAAGAGAGTCGCAGAAGCAGAAACAGCAAAAATACTTGCTCAAAAATGATATTATATGTAAATGGTGACAGTCATACTGCGGCAGCAGAAGCGGTAAATCCTTATGCATTTGCTGAAGATGACCCTCGATATTTCTATATGGGTCGAGTTGCACACCCTGATAATTTGGCAGTCAGCTGGGGTCGACTATTAAGTCTAGCATTACGTGCAGGATTTTACTGTGCAGCAGAAAGTGCAAGTAGCAATGCAAGAATAATCAGAACCACACGTGAATGGCTTGATAATCACACAAGCAATAATGATGTTTTAGTTATCATACAATGGAGTACCTGGGAACGAGAAGAATGGCTAATTGATGGAACATACTATCAAGTTAATGCTTCTGGTATCGACCAGGTTCCAGAAAGTCATCAGCAACAATATCAAGAATATATAGCCAATGTCGATTGGCAACAACGTACAGAGCAAGCACACACTGACATTTGGAATTTTCACAAAGAACTACAAGCTCAAAACATTAAGCATGTTTTTTTCAATGGCAATAGTGATTTTTCTAAAATTACGGATCAACGTGTGTGGGATCAGTGCTACATTGCACCCTACGATACCACAATGACATTTGATGATATTTGTCGGAAACAAGGATTTGAAACTGTTGCCGTCGATTCATGGCATTTTGGACGAGATGCCCATAGTTTCTTTCATCGTTACCTACTACAATTTATCATGAAGAATAAATTGATTGTATGAAAATTTTGTTATTGCATTATTATGCCGGTGCTGGGGGTAAATTTATTGCTAACTGTTTGTCTTACAGTAACAAAGTTGCATTTTCTAACTATGAAAAGGCATTGACCATTTTAACAAATAACGATTTAGTTTTTCTAGAAAATTGTTTATTAGCCACCATACCAGACAAAGTAAGTTCTCATCAATGGTTACAGTTAGAACAAGGATGTCATCAATTATTTGGACGCAACTTATGGGATATTACAAAAAATAAATCACGCGAGAATATTACAAAACTTAACGATCTTACACTGTTAGGAAATGTATGGTTGCCATTGGTGTCGCATGATATAGATCAATTTATTACATTTAAATCTTTGTTTTCTGACAGTGAAATTTTTACTGTTTTAGTTGATAGCACTACAGAATTTATTGATTTAGCTATCAGAAGAAAATGGCCCAAGGAACATCATTGTCTTGATTTAGATACCCATAAAAAATTTAAAGCAGAATGTAAATCAGCAAATTTTGATTTTTGTTTTAACAACTGGAATCCATTGATCATTGAAAATCATTGTATGATAACCGAATTGGCAAATAAAATTGGTTGTGATTTTGATTTTGATTTGTGTAAAAATTATATCGAAAAATATGTAAATTTCCATATTTAAGTTGACTTTCAACTAATTTTCTGTTATAATTGCACTATGAAATATGTTCTAATAGATACGGCCAATATGTTTTTTCGTGCAAGACACGGTGCTTTTCGTGCCAGTGATCCTTGGGAAAAACTAGGCTTTGCACTTCATATAACACTTATGGCTGCCAACAAAGTTGCTCGGCGATTTGAAGCAGATCATGTGGTTTTTGCGCTGGAGGGTCGCAGCTGGCGCAAAGATGTGTACAAACCCTACAAAGCAAATCGTGCAGTGGCCAGGGCTGCACTGACCGAAGCAGAACAAGAAGAAGATAAAATGTTCTGGGAAGGGTATGATGAGCTGACTAAATACCTGTCTACTCGTACCAATTGTAGCGTTATTCGTCATGCCCAAGCAGAAGCAGACGATATTATTGCTCGTTGGATTGCACTACACCCTGCTGATGAACACATTATCATTTCAAGTGACACAGATTTTGTGCAGTTGGTTAGTCCCACAGTTAAGCAGTACAACGGAATAACAGACGAATTGATCACTCTAGAAGGAATCTTTGATGCCAAGGGTCGACCTGTCATTGATAAAAAAACTAAACAAGCAAAAGCCTGTCCAGATCCGGCCTGGTTGTTGTTCGAGAAGTGCATGCGTGGAGATAGCTCAGACAATGTATTCAGTGCGTATCCTGGAGTTCGTGAAAAAGGGACAAAGAATAAAGTTGGTCTCCGCGATGCCTTTGAGGACAGAGATCGTCAAGGATATGCGTGGAACAACATGATGCTGCAACGTTGGGCCGATCCTGACGGTGTAGAACACCGGGTGTTAGATGATTATGAGCGTAATCGCACACTGATTGATCTGACAGCCCAACCTGATGCTATCAAAGCAGAAGTTGATACTGCTATTTGTGAACAAATATCACATCGAGACATAGGTCAAGTTGGTGTTAGATTTATGCAATTTTGCGGCCGATATGAATTGAACAAATGCAGCGAGTCAGCTGATCAATTTGGACGATGGTTAAATGAAACTTATAAAGGGGTACTTGAACATGCTAGTAGCAAAACCAGTGATTGAAAATGAATTTTGGATTGTGCAACAAGACAACCACAAAGTAGGAAACGTTGAAGCATGCGATGACGGGTACCAAGTGCGTATCAATAATCAGATTGCACAATACAAAACTATCAGCATGGTGGAAGATCGTTTTAAAATTAAATTTGAATCATCATTGCCAAAAATCAAAGAAAACATAAGTTTAGTGCACGGTTATCCTGCTCAAGGCCGTGTGCATAATCCTGTATGGGATGTTCGCCATCGATTACCGATTTATACAAAAACAACCAAAAGTAAGAGTTGGTTTGCTGCCGGGTGGTACTCAGTCAAGAAAGGCCGTGCGTGGAAAACTGTACAAGATCCAAAACTGATTGTACTGGAACGATACCCGTATCGTGGACCATTTTATACCAAGGACTTGGCCGATGACCAATCTATTTAGAGATCAAGAAAAATTTATGAGGGCCTGTGAACAAACAGTTGACCAGCTCAATGAACAACAATATCGGCTGTATTACGATCTCATAGCTGAAGAATTTTCCGAATTAAATACTGCAATCACACAAGGCAATCGGGTAGAGCAACTGGATGCACTTGTTGATATTTTAGTTGTCACAATTGGTGCTATACACAGTATGGGTGCCGACGGTGAAAGTGCATGGAAAGAAGTCATGAGCACTAACTTTGCTAAGATTGATCGTGTCACAGGCAAGGTTCGTCGACGTGAAGATGGCAAAGTTTTGAAACCTTCTGGTTGGGTTCCGCCAGATCTTAAACCATTTATTAAAGGAGAATAAAATGTTTGGTGCAAATTATACAAATAACGGTATTTTAAATTATCGTTCAGCAGAAGAAATTAATTCAGCAATGGGTCGTGTTTACGGACACATGAGTCTTGCAGTGGTTGTGTCGATGTTTGTAAGTTATTTTGTGGGCACTAGTCCAGAGTTGCTACAATTCTTTTTTACAGGCGTACTAAAGTGGATTGTGATCTTTGCTCCATTGGTGGCAATTTTTGTAGTTACTATTTTACTAAACGCAAGCCCTACTAAACAAATGGCACAACTTTGCCTACATGGTTTTGCGGCCTTGATGGGCTTGAGTTTTGCAATGATCTTTGCGGTGTTTACCATGGGATCAATTGTCAGTGCCTTTATGGGTGCGGCCATCTTGTTTGGTGTCATGAGCGGGTATGGTTACTTTACCAAACAGAGCCTAGACAGCCTGGGCAAGTTTATGATTGTAGGTTTGATCGCCATCTGCATTGCCAGTATCGTTAATATCTTTATTGGCAGCACCGTGATGCAGATGGTGATCTCCGCCCTAGCCATCATTATCTTCCTTGGTTTGACAGCATACGACACACAGAAGATCCGTGAGGAAATTAGTGTAGAGACTAGCAATTCAGCAGAGATTCGTGGAGCACTAACTCTTTATATGGACTTTATCAACTTGTTTATCAATCTGTTGCAACTTTTTGGCGATAGAAAATAATGATACATATACAACGATTTGTTGAAAAACTGCAAGGGTTTGATGCTCGAGGAAGTAAAGATTTCTTAATGAGCATGCGAGATGCTAAAGATTTGCATGCTGATATAACAAAGTTGCTGCTTGCCTTGCAAACTGACCATGCAAATGCGCCTCAGGATGACGTTATTGAAGTGCAAATCACTGGTGGTAAATTCTAAAACTGCATATATTTTGAGATAAATAAATGTAGGAGTTTATTGATGAGCAGACCCAAGCCCAATGTTATCATAGAGCAAACAAATCGGACCACTTATAAAAGTGAGCAGGTGTTGGCCAGCGAAGGTGTGTGGGCTGTGTTCTATGACACCCGACCTATCAATCTCAAAACTTCTAATCTTTTGGTTCAGTATCCTGGCCCCAAATATAAAAAAGTATCATTCTCCAATCCGGGTCACGCAAAAAATCTTGCCAAGAAACTCAACACACAATTTAAAACTGACAAGTTCACTGTGGTGTTGTTAAAAGAAGGCCCCCAGGTATATCCTTGATGTGCGTGATAAACGTCTACTCACTGAAACACTGGTAGCCGAGCTGCCCAAACATCTGGGCATCACTGTAGATGATGCCCATGCCACATGGTGGGCCAATCTCCGTAGTGCTGGCGGACTACGACTGACCGATCGTGGCTATGAAATATTTTGTGAACATTTGAATCTTGAACATCATCATTATTCTCTTGAACCTTTTCGCATCACAATGACACATGTGTTGGCATTGGATCGCAAATTGCAAATGCCTTACTATATTGTAGGAAAGAAAAAAATACCAGTGGATCTTGTGATGTTTGGCAGTAAAGAAGCTATGCTGATAAATCTTTATGGTGACTTAGATAAGTTTTTAAGCAATTACAGTTGACTCAAGTTGAGCAATACTATATAATACATTATGAGCAAAATATCATCAAGTCCAGAGCGCAATACCTTTCAAAAAGAAGGATATATTAAACGTTGCGAGGAAAAGGACGAGGAGCCTAATCCCGACTATATTAAAATGTACGAATCTTGGCGTGAGCAAGATGAAAAGAATCTTGTAGATCCAGCGTGGCAAAAAGACAACATGGAGTACGATCTCCGTAGTACCAAATGGATTTGCGACAAGGTTAAGGCCAATGACAACTACGCACAGAATCTATATGCGGCCATGTGCAACATGCAGTTTGTAAAGAACAAAGTATGGCCATTGATCAAGGATCAACGCTGGAGTGCCAGTTGGAGACATGCAGGGGGTATCGTGGCTGACATGCGCGAACAAGGTGACTATATTGATTGGTATTGCAGTGGCATTGGTGAAGGATTGGGTAACGGCGACAAAGGATATGTGCCAGAAGGAACAGTCACAGACGAAATACGTGCAGACCTATTTCAACTGGAGTGGATTCCAAAAGAATGGGATAATGAATAAGTAAGAGTTATTGCTGTATGAAGCAAAGAGAAAAGTGTTCCGGACGAGGGTTCGACTTCGCACAAATAAGAAAGGTACTAATTGACTAACCAAGATATAAGCAATATGCGTTTGGTATGTAATCTAGCAAAACAATTATTGGATTACATTTCAGCATTTGTTGTAGCAGGGGTAACTACTAACTCTCTTAATGATTTGTGTGAGAATTATACTATAAATGTTCTCAATGCAGAAAGTGCCCAATTAAACTATGAAGGGTTTCCAAAATCAATCTGCGCCAGCGTAAATAATGTAGTCTGCCATGGCATACCAAACAATACACCATTAAAGAACGGAGATATCTTAAACATAGATGTAACCGTAAAAAAGTTGATAGATGGGTCTTATTTTTTTGGTGATACTAGTAAAATGTTTATGATTGGTGAAGTTCATCCTCGGCACAAATTCTTGTGTAAAACAACATACGACTGTTTAGAAAATGCGATAAAGATTGTAAAGGACGGTGTTCCCTTTAACAAAATAGGTAAAGTTATAGAAGAAACGGCTTCTAATGCAGGCTTTAGTGTTGTGAGAGATTTTTGTGGACATGGTATTGGTAAAGAATTCCATACTGTCCCTCAAATCTTACACTACAAAAATAACGATTCTTCATTAATGAAAGAAGGAATGATATTCACTATAGAACCAATGATAAATGAGCGAGGACACAAAGTAAAACTATTAGAAGATGGTTGGACCGCTATAACCCGTGATGGTGGATATAGTGCTCAATATGAACATACTATTCTTGTTACCAAAAATGGGTGTGAAGTTTTAACAGGATAACTCTTACAAATAAAAATTGAATTTACAAAAGCGTAGATTGATTAAATACAAGTTATTGCTGTATGAAGCAAAGAGAAAAGTGTTCTGGACGGGGGTGCGAATCCCCCCAGGTCCACCAAAAGGATTTTTATGTTTGAGAATTGGCATTGGGTTTATATGTGGGGCATCTTAGTTGTAGTCAACTATATGTTTTGGATTATAAAAAGTCTTTTTGATGGGCCTGACCTAGATTCGACAGGGCAACAAGTAAATTAGTGGACAGCTCGGCAATGTAGAAGCCGTTAGGATTGGGGTAACCTGGTCGAAGACACAAAAAACGTAAATGCAAACGACGAACAGTTCGCTTTGGCTGCCTAAACTCAGCCTAGGGTAAGACATACCTCGTAACAGAAACTCCAAAAGAGCCACTTTATGTGGCTTTTTTGTTGACTTTGCTTGGTACTGAACTATATAATAGTCAAGGATCACTCTGATCTTTTAACAAAGGAAAATTATGAAAAAAACTTTATTCGCCACTGCATTGTTAGCATCTGCTGTTGGCGCTAGCGCCGCTGGTTTTGTTGAGTTGGCTGTTGACAATTCTCGTGCAACAC